TAACACAAAAGAATTTTCCTAATACAATACAGTTAGGAGATGTTACAAAGTTAAAAGATTGGTATGCTACACGTACCCCATACAACTCTGAACCTATAACCCTACTTCTAGGTGGCTCACCTTGTCAGGGATTTTCTTTTGCAGGAGATCAGTTGGCATTTGATGACCCACGTTCTAAGTTATTCTTTGAGTTTATAAATGTTATGAATGACTTAAAACCTGAGTACGTGCTACTTGAGAATGTTAGAATGAAGAAAGAGTTTGAAGATGTAATCACAGAGCATATGGGATTTCCCCCACAGTTACTTAACTCTAGTGTTAAATCTGCACAGAACAGATGGAGAAACTATTGGTTTGGTAAAAGAATGAATGACCCATTATGTAGTGGTAAGTATATGCAGATACCAATACCACCTATGGAAGATTTAGGTTTAGTGTTACGAGATATACTACAAGAGGATCATGGAGAGCCACCTGTACCTATCAATGAACGTAATGCTAGACATCATAAACACCCATACCAAAAGTCTCTGTGTGCTACTGCTACAATGTACAAGGGAGCAGGTAATAATGGTATGACACTTGTTGATAGACTGATACCTGTAGGAGAGGCAGAAGAGTATGCACACTACAATTACAGAGCAACAAAGCAAGTGTATCACATGAATGGTAAAGCACCTACACTATTGACTATGCAAGGTGGCAATAGAGAACCAAAGGTAGCTACGTATTCTGCCAAGGGTGGTCGCATTGTTAATCGTAGGCTAGATGCAGAGGGTGTACGTAAAGATTACCAAATGGATTTACCATTGACACCACAAGTAGAGATACGTGATGATGATAAAACTAATTGTCTTACGACTGTACAAAAAGATAATGTTGTGGTAGAAGGTATGACATGGAGAAAGCTAACACCTATTGAGTGTGAGAGATTGCAGACACTACCTGATAATTACACAGAGGGTGTATCAAAGACACAACGATACAAGATGATTGGTAATGGGTGGACAGTTGATGTGATTGCTCATATACTCAAGGGTATACAGTTAGATGAATGGTTTGATATGTATAACAACAACAAGGAGATGGTATAATGGATATGAGTCAATACTACAAACAACTAGAAGGCTTTAGGATAAAGAGTTACTTAGGAGAGAATGAAGATGGCTTTCCACAATTCAAACTAACCAAGCCTAAGTATGCAGATGTACTTGTGGAAGTAAGTGCAGATGGAGAAGGTAACTATGGTGGTGTATTATTTTTAAGTGAGTATAAGGAGACAATTTGAGTTAGAGTTACCCAAGTGTGAGCATAACTATGCTAACAGGTGGAGAGAGTATAAATTTAAAGTGAAAGGAAAGAAAAATGTGGCATAGAGTAACAGACTTTTTTAATGTGGAATATCACAAAAAATATGGTGAGGGTACAAAGTTTGACCTTGACTATGGTAAGCTATTCATAATAGCATTATGTATTTACATAGCATGGAAGGTGTAACATGGAAGATAAAAGCTACGAATTGTTTTCAGAGTTATTAGATAGAGAACACGAAAGTTTAATACCTGATAAGACTATACCCACGTTTAACATATGGGATATAAGAAAGGACAAAGATGAATATTCTAGAACTAAAACACAAGTACCTAGAGTCACAAGACTTCAAACTACTAGCAAGTAAAACACAAAAGGATTATGTTTACTTTCTAAATATAATGTTGTCCACGTCTGTTAATGGTAGGCACGTAGAGAAATCTAGAGTGTCTACCTTTACAGGTGTCAAGGCTCGTAGAGCATACGAGACATGGCTCAATAGAGGTGTATCATTTGCTAATCACATATGCTCTGTGTCTAAGAAAATGTATTCATATGCAAACGAGATGGGATATGCAGAGACTAACCCATTCAAAACATTTAAGTGCAAGACAACACATAATAGAAAGGTAACATGGACAAGAGATCAAGTGAAAACTTTTTTAGATGAATGTTATTTATCCTTTGAATACAGGAACTTAGGACTAATAGTTCAGATGGCATATGAATGGTGTCAACGAGTTGGAGATATGAGAATGCTAAAGTTTAGTAGCATAGACTTTGATACAGGAGTATTAAACCTAGAGCAATCTAAACGTAGGGCATTGGTGCATCTACCTATAAGTGATGACCTACTAGCCATGTTAACACAACAGAAGGAAGAGTTTGGTTTTCAAGAATGGGTAGCACCCTATCCGTTCACTAGACGTAAGTCATATCAACCTTACACCCTACACAGGCTATCTAAAGTAGCACGAAGGGTGCTAGATTTGTGTGGACTACCAAAAGAATTACGCATAGCAGACTTGAGAAGGACAGGCACTACAGAAATGGTAGAGGCAGGTGTCTCTATGGCACAGATCATGTCAGTTACAGGACATTCAACACCTAATAGTGTGAAGCCTTACATGAAAAATACTTATGCCTCTGCAGAAAATGCCTTGACAAAAAGAGAAACCTATGTTAAAAGCACTTTGGATGTGCCACGATGATGTATATAACTGACATAGCAGATGACCTATCTAACGGACAGACAAAGAGAATGAACTGTCCTAACTGTGGTGGACATAAAACTTTTACTATCACAAACAATATGGGTCAGGTGTTATGGAATTGTTACAAGGCATCATGTAACGTGTCAGGTTCAAAGAGAACTAAGTTATCAGTTGCCGATATTAGAAACCACTTTAACTTGGTTCAAGAAGATGAAGATAAATTTAATCTACCTGACTACATAGTACATCATACAGGTAGACATGAAGTAAAAGAGTTTGCCCATAAGTATGGGATAAATTATAATAGTATTCCTCTGTACTTTGATGTAAAAGAAAAGAGGATAGTGTTTCCCATAAGAGACAATGGGGTTATGGTAGATGCAGTTGGAAGAGCAACCAACAAGTTTACAAATCCCAAATGGAAACGATATGGGAATAGTAACGTGCCATTCCTAAATGGAACAGGTAACGTTGCAGTGGTTGTTGAGGATTGTGTGAGTGCCTCTGTGCTTGAGAGTGAGGGGTGTGTTGGGGTTGCTTTGTTAGGAACATCTTTATCACAACAACACAAGGAGCATTTGAAACAATTCTCAACAGTCATAATTGCTTTAGACCCTGATGCTAGTTACAAGTCTTTCAGTATTATGAAAGAACTTAGGAGTTATGTTAACGAAGTCTTAGTGTTAAAGTTAGAAGACGATTTAAAATATAAAAGAGATAATGATTTAACCAAACTAAAGGAGTTAATAAATGGAACTATCGTTAATTAAAACTTTGATGAATAAAGATTTCTATGATGATCACAAGGGTGCTAAGTGTCCTGATAGATTATTCAGTAAAGAAGTTAGAAAGATCAAATCAACTATAGATAAGGCTATGTTACAGTATGATAGAACAGTTACGTCTGATGAGATACAGGCATTGTTTATGTCATCTAATCCTAGCCTAACTACTGCACAGAAACAGGCATATGAGTCTACGTTTCTTACACTAAAAAAGGAGACTGAACTTGGTAAAGATATTGCACAGGAAGTGCTTTCAAAATTGTTTCAACAAATTGTGGGTGAGGATATTGCTAACATTGGTTTTAACTATGTCAATGGTACTCAATCCACACTTGAACCCCTTAGAAATATACTTGATTCCTATGGTGAAGACTTTATTCCTAACCTAAATATAGATTGGGAAGACCTTAGTATTGAGAACCTAATCAAGAGTAATGACCTTGAGACTAGATGGTCATTTAATATACCATCTCTTGTACATCAACTAGAGGGTGTCAACGCAGGTCACTTGATTGAGGTAGGTGCTAGACCTAACACAGGTAAGACTAGCTTCCATGCCTCTCTAATCGCTTCACCTACAGGCTTTGCACATCAAGGTGCTAGGTGTGTGGTGTTGTGTAATGAGGAGAAGGCAGTAAGAGTTGGTGCAAGATACCTAACTGCAGCAGTAGGAATGGATATGCATCAGATACGAGACAAGCCTACTGAGGCACAGGAATTGTGGAAGAAGGTAGAGAAGAATGTATCTATCAAAGATGCCACAAGTAAGGATATGAATTGGGTAGAGAGTATATGTAAGGCATATAAACCTGACGTGCTTGTCCTTGATATGGGAGATAAGTTTGCCCTAACACAGGGATTTGCTAGACAAGATGAGGCATTGAAGGCTAATGCTATCCATGCTAGACAGATAGGTAAGGCATACAACTGTGCAGTATTTTATATGTCACAATTAAATGCAGAGGCAGAAGGTAAAGTATTACTGAACCAATCTATGATGGAAGGCAGTCGTACAGGAAAAGCAGCAGAGGCAGATGTCATGATATTAATAGCTAAGAATCCACCTATTGAAGGACAGGATGCAGAGGATAGTGTGAGACATCTAAACGTTGTCAAAAATAAAGTAACAGGTTGGCATGGTAAAATTATCTGTGACTTAGACTATAAGTTAGCGAGGTATCAGGCATGACAAAATACATAACGTGTATCAAGTGTGATATAGAACAACCTGTAACTAATTACATTGTTATGAAGTCAGGCGAGATAAAGAGAACGTGTAAGTCCTGTAAGAATGGACACAAAACTATAATCAAGAAGCTAAGAAAGGAGAATGAATATCCTAGTGATGATTACTGTTGCCCTATTTGTGACAGAGACTTGGAAGAACTATCTAAGTATGGACAGATACGAATGAAGACATGGGTATTGGATCACTGTCATGAAACAAATACTTTCAGAGGTTGGATATGTCATCACTGTAACACAGGACTAGGTGCATTCTCTGATGAGACAACAAGACTAGCCAATGCTATGAGATACTTAGATACACACAGGGCAAAACTTGAGAAGGCAGAAAATTTATACAGTAAAAAAGATTTACCTGAACTAAAAGAAGAATTAAAAGAGGTAGAGAAAGATGCCAAGCAACGTGATTTAGATTGTTACCATAAAGATTACTATTCAAACTCATATGCACGAGAGGCACAGAGACTACGTAAGTTAATTAAGTTTATTGAGGCAGGATTAGAAGTACAGGAATATGAGAGTGGTACTGTTTTAATTAATGATAAGTTTGTTGTTACACTACGTAATGATAATTGGAGAATACTACACAAGAGTACATGGTACAGACACAAGTCTGACCTACAACATTTTATAGATAATTATATATTGAAGGAGTATAAGAAATGAAACTAACATTAGACGTAGAAAATACAACAACAAAAAGAGATGGTAAGCTACACCTTGACCCATTTGAACCTGACAATAAATTAGTAATGGTAGGTTGTCTTACTGATCAGGGTAATGAATACTTATATAATATGGACAGAGGTGGTACACCTCATGTTGAGATACAGGAGTTACTAGATCAGGCAACCATACTCATAGGACACAACATAGCCTATGACTTGATGTGGCTATGGGAGTCAGGGTTTAGATATGATGGTCCTGTTTACTGTACTATGTTAACAGAGTATATACTACAGAGAGGATTGAAAGAACCTTTACATTTAAAAGACTGTGCAGAGAGGTATGATCTTGAGACTAAGAAACAAGATACACTTAAACAATACTTTGCCAAGGGTTATGCTACAGATGAGATACCAAGGGATGAGTTATCTGAATACTTATCTGCAGACTTACGTGCTACACAACAACTATGTGATGCACAGTATAAGAAACTAAATAGTGAACAGTATGCAGGACTTATGGACTCTGTAATACTAACTAATAAAGTGACAGTAACTCTAGCTAATATGTATCGCAAGGGTTTTAAAGTAGATCAGAATAAACTTAATGAAGTTAGACAGGAGTTTGAACAGGAGAAGAAAGATATAGAGGAACGTTTAAACAAACAAGTGAGAGAACTTATGGGAGATACACCTATCAATCTCAATAGTCCTGAACAAATGTCTTGGGTTATATATAGTAGGAAAGTAAAAGACAAGGCTACATGGGGGAATCATTTCCATCCTAATATGCATGATAAACAATTCAAAAACAATGTAGCATATAATTCTAGTATAGTTTATAAAACAAAAGCAGAACAGTGTGGCTACTGTAAAGGCACAGGATATATTAGAAAGATAAAGAAGGATGGTAGTCCATATGCTAAACCTAGTGTGTGTCCTATCTGTGATGGTGATGGATATAAGTTTATACCTACGAAAGAGATTGCAGGTCTAAAGTTTTCTGCACCTAATCAGAAGTGGGTAAGTGCAAATGGTTTTAGTGTAAACAAAACTAATCTAGAATTACTACAGAGTATAGCTAAAGATAGACACATGACTGATGCACAATCTTTTCTACGTGACATACAAAGATTATCTGCATTAGATACGTACCTCTCATCTTTTGTTGAGGGTATACAAACTCATGTAAAGTCTGATGGTATGTTACACGTGAGGTTACTACAACACAGAACATCTACAGGTAGATTTAGTGGAGCAGACCCTAATATGCAGAATATGCCTAGAGGTGGTACGTTTCCTGTTAAGAAAGTATTTGTGTCACGTTGGGAAGGTGGAGAGATATTAGAGGCAGACTTTGCACAGTTAGAGTTTAGAACTGCAGCATTCTTGTCACAAGATTCAATAGCAATGAAGGAGATAGAAGATGGATTTGACGTGCATAGTTATACTGCTCGTGTTATTAGTGATGCAGGTGAGCCTACATCTCGTCAGGAAGCGAAGGCACACACGTTTGCACCCCTTTACGGAGCAACAGGATTTGGTAGGTCATCTGCCCAAGCCACCTACTACAAACACTTCACAGAAAAATACAAGGAAGTCAACGTATGGCACACCAGATTGGCTAAAGAAGCTATGAGTACAGGCAGAATAAAGACACCATCAGGCAGAGAGTTTTCATTTAATAACATGAAGAGGTATGCTAATGGTAAGGTATCTAACTTCACACAGATAAAGAACTATCCTGTGCAGAGTTTTGCTACTGCAGATATTGTTCCTGTCGTACTGATGGAGATAGAAAAGCAATTAAGTAAATTGCAATCGTGTATTGTAAATACAGTGCATGATTCTATAGTGATAGATGTACACCCTGAAGAAAAACAAAAGGTTACATTTATATTGAGAGGTATTAATACTAATATGAAAGCTATTATTGATAATCAATTTAAGATTGACTTCAATGTACCTCTAAAATTAGATATGAAAATAGGTAATAATTGGCTTGACACACATGATATTATGTGATATAACAAGTGATCTTTAAAGGAAGGAAGGTATAAATATGAATGAAATAGTTACAATTAATACAGATAATTATTCTGTTATGGCTAAAGCAATGGGTCTTACAGGAGAATCATCTGATAATAAGAGTAGTAGTTTGCCAAGATTAAAACTACAACACAAACCTATCATGGGTATGAAAGAAGTAGGAGATGAAGTAGAAGAAGTAGTAAAGATAAAGGCAGGGTCATATAAGTTAGATGTTCCTGATGATACTATATACTATGCTAAAGAAGTTGAGATCAGACCCTTTATGCAGAGGTTTATGTATAAGAGATTTGTTAAGGCTATTAACCCAAAGAAGGGTGATCCTCTAGGCATCTTCCATAAGACTATTATGGCAGACAATTTAAATATTGATTTGAAAGATAATCAAGGTACATTTAATTGTGGTAAACCTAGTGGTTATATAAAAGACTTCTCATCTCTATCTGCAGATATGCAGAACTTAATCAAGCAAATAAAAAGAGTTAGAGTTTTGTTTGGTTTAATAACTATGAAGGGTATTAAGACTGAGAATGGTGGTAAACTTACAGAGATAAAAGATGTTCCGTTTATTTGGGAGATAGATAATCGTGAGGCATTTAAGATTGTAGGCAAACCTTTTGCTACACTATCTACTATGAGAAAACTACCTGTGCAACATACTATAACTGCCTTAGGTGATCCTAGAGACTTACCTAGTGGGGAAAAGTTTTATGTACCTAAGGTTATGTTAGATGCAACTAAGTCCATTGAGTTAAGTGATAAAGATCAGACAACCTTTACTGATTTTATATCTTGGATTGAGAATTATAATACCTATATAATGAGTATGTGGGATGAGAAAGTTAATTCAAATATCTCAAAGGATGACGAGGATACTGTATCACAATTTGTGCAGATCGATAATGAAGATGTAGCTTAATGAAGAGTAATAACCCCTTTAAGATACATAACATTAACTACCTATCACCTAGTAGTATGAACACTTATATAAGTGATATGCCCATGTGGATAACACGATACTTGTTTGGTGTTAAATCTTCTAGTGGTGCTAGTGCAGTAAGGGGTATTGCAGAAGAGTTTGCACTAGCTAATAAATATGAGAAAGGTGTGTTTGACTTTAATCTTTTGGACATGAAGTTTATGTCCTTGTGTGCAGAATCACAGATAGATTTAGGAGATACTAAAACTATAAAAGAAAAAAAGTTATTGAAAGACTTTGGTAAAGTTATTGATGAGAACTTTAATCATAAAAATCTTGTAGATTATCAAGAGAAAGTTGAGGTTCAATTTGATGACTTACCTGTACCTGTCATGGGATACATTGACTTCAGATTTGAAGATAAAATTGTAGACCTAAAGACATCTACAAGAATGCCCTCTAAACCTACAGAGGCACAGAAGAGACAGATGGCTTTGTATTCTATGGCATACCCAAAGAGTAGTGTAGATTTATTCTTCGCTACACCTAAAGAGTGTAAGACATTTACACTAACAAACCTATCACAGTATAAGAAACAACTTAAAAAGGTTGCCTTTAGTATACAAAAGTTTTTGTCTATAAGTGATGATAGACATGAGTTAGCTTCTTTAGTCTATCCTAACACAGACTCTTGGATGTGGTCAGCAGAGATGAAAGAAGAAGCAAAAAAGATATGGAGTGTAAAATAATGTCCACTAAAAACATAGAGGAGCTAAAAGCTAACATAGAAAATATGGAGAAAGAGTTAGCAGAAGCTAAGAAAGCCTATCGTGAAATGAAAACGAAAGGTTTAAAGGAAGCTATGGAAGCCAAGAAGATGGCAGACGAGGCAGTGAAGGAAGAGTTGAAAGCATTAGGTTATAACTATAATACTAACTCATCATACTCTGAATGGAATCCCTTCACAGGTTGGAGAACTTTTCTATAGTGTCACCACATAGAGCATATCGTAATGCTTTGAAGCATGGGTATAGGAGTGGATTAGAACATAAGATTTCTCTCTACTTGAAAGAGAACAAGTGTAAGTTTACATATGAAACTGTCAAGATAGAATGGGAAGACTTAGCCTATCGCACCTATACCCCTGACTTTATATTAAGTAATGGAATAATAATAGAAACAAAAGGTAGGTTCTTAGCATCAGATAGACGTAAACATTTAGCCATACAGAAACAACATCCCCATTTAGATATTCGATTTGTGTTTGAGAATAGTAGAAATAAATTAAGGAAGGGAGCAAAGTCTAACTATGGTGAATGGTGTATCAAGTATGGGTTTAGATATTACGATAGAATAATACCTGAGGATTGGTTAAAAGAAAAAGGTAAAAATAAATACCCAAACTTTATTAAGTTTTCAGGTAACAAAGTCAGGAGAATAAAATGATGATGGATAAAAATGATATCTGTATTATGTTAAAACCTATAATAGATAAAGATAAATGGACAGGTGATGTATCCATTGGTTTAGTTTCCACAGATCGTATGTCTCTTGATAGGGAAGATCAAATAGATTTACTGAAGTTAGCAAGAAGAGTCTGTGCAATCTTTCCTATGATGTTAGAAGATGCAAAGATAGAAAGACAGGCAGAGAAATTAGCAGAAGAGTTTATGCCTATGGAGTATCTTCTTACTGATAGTTTAAAAGCACATGACAATGTAATACATATTAATTTTAAGGATAAAAAATGAGACACATGGAGTATATGAAAATGAAAGCAAGACAAGCACAGGAACAATCAGATCACAAACAAACTATGGATATGGTAAATCATCCACCACACTACAACAAATCAGGTATTGAAACTATAGATGCTATACAGGCTATGACAGGTGATGGATTTCAAACTTACTTACAGGGTAATATACTAAAATATTTATGGAGATACCCATATAAAAATGGTGTAGAAGACTTGAAAAAAGCACAATGGTATCTATCTAAACTGATAGAGGAATTAGATGAACATAAAAGTTAGACTAAGTGTTACACTACGAATAGACCCTGAGGAGTATCCTGTTCCTGCAGATGGTAATGTAGCAGAAGAAATACAGGATTATATTAAAGATTCTTTACATGACTTAGAGGGTGTTGAGATACAATATATGAAAACATTAAGCGAGGAACGATAATGAATAACTACTTACCCACAGACTATCAAAACTTTATTGCCCTATCTAGATATGCAAGATGGAAAGATGATGAGCAACGTAGAGAAACTTGGATTGAAACTGTAGACAGATACTTTGACTATATGGATAAGCATCTACGAGATAAAAATAATTATATTATGACTAAGGCATTGAAGCAAAAGTTAAATGATGCTATCACATCTCTAGGTGTTATGCCTAGTATGAGAGCCTTAATGACTGCAGGTGTAGCATTAGATAGATGTCACGTAGCAGGATATAACTGTAGCTACATACCTGTTGATAGTCCACGTAGTTTTGATGAGTGTATGTATATACTTATGTGTGGTACAGGTGTAGGGTTCTCTGTTGAGAGAGAGAATGTAGATAAGTTACCCATAGTTAATGAACACTTTGAAAAGAGTGACACTATAATAACTGTTGCAGATAGCAGACCCGGATGGTCAAAGGCATTGAGAGAGATGATAGCCATGTTATATGTAGGACAGATACCTACATGGGATGTATCACAGGTGAGACCTGCAGGTGCAAGACTAAAAACATTTGGTGGTAGGGCATCAGGACCTGCACCCTTGGAAGATTTATTTCAATTCTGTATAGATAAGTTTACAGGTGCAAGAGGTAGAAGACTATATCCTATTGAGTGTCACGACTTAATGTGTAAGATAGGTGAGGTTGTAGTTGTTGGTGGTGTCAGACGTTCTGCTCTTATATCCTTATCCAACTTAGGTGATGATCAAATGAGACACGCAAAGTCAGGTCAATGGTGGGAGAATGAAGGACAGAGAGCATTAGCTAATAACTCTGTAGCATTCAAAGGTAAGCCTGAGATGGGTACATTCATGCGAGAGTGGACATCACTATATGAATCTAAGTCAGGAGAACGTGGTATATTCAATCGTCAATCTGCTAAAGTGAAAGCATCAGAGAATGGCAGACGAGATAGTAATCATTACTTTGGTTGTAATCCATGTAGTGAAATTATACTTAGACCTTATCAGTTCTGTAATCTTACAGAGGTTGTTGCACGTGAAACAGATAGTTTGATGTCGTTAAAAGAAAAGGTACGTATGGCTACAATCTTGGGCACATTTCAATCTACACTTACTGACTTTAAATATTTACGTAAAGTATGGAAAGATAATACAGAAGAAGAGAGACTACTAGGTGTGTCTCTGACAGGTATACTTGACTGCCCTATATGGACAGAAGAAGTATTAAAAATATTAAAAGAAGAAGCAGTAAAGACTAATGAAAAGTTTGCTAAACTATTAGGCATACCACAGTCAACTGCTATAACTTGTGTCAAACCTAGTGGTACAGTATCACAATTAGTCGACAGTGCTAGTGGTATTCATGCAAGGCATAACCCTTTCTATATTAGAACTGTACGTGGTGATAACAAAGACCCACTCACACAGTTTATGAAAGAGGCAGGTATTCCTGCAGAGCCTGATGTCATGAAGCCTGATAGTACAACTGTATTTAGCTTCCCTATGAAGTCACCTAATGGTGCTATCACTAGAACTCAAATGTCTGCTATAGAACAATTAGAATATTGGTTGATGTTTCAGAGACATTGGTGTGAGCATAAACCTTCTGTTACTATATCTGTTAAGGAAGATGAGTGGATGGAAGTAGGAGCATGGGTGTATAAAAACTTTGATGAGGTATCAGGAATATCCTTCCTACCTTTTAGTGATCATACATATGCCCAAGCACCTTACCAAGATATAGACGAGGATAAATATAATGACTTGACAAAAGCCATGCCACGTGCTATAGATTGGAGTAAGTTGCAAGACTTTGAGAAAGAAGATACTACGAGTGGTAGTAAAGAACTAGCCTGTACTGCAGGTGTATGTGAAGTTGTTGATATTGAAGCAACATAATTAAGGAGTAAATAAATGAGAGACATGATATTAAATGCATCTAAGTCATACTATGTAGGTTTAATAAATAAACACATAGCCAACGTAGAGATATATCTAAGCAGGTCTACAGGTATAGGAGAACACTCTGACATCTTAGCATCTGTAGATAAAGAGATTGCAGAGATTGGTAAGTATGACGATAGACTATCAATGATAATTAAATACTTTGAGAGGAAACAAGAAGATGTACAAGCAGAAGAAAAAACGCAATCCAAATCTAAGTAAGTATGATGCACCATTACGTATTCAATATGAACGTGGTGTCAATGCTTTCAAAGGTAATCAGTATATACAGACTGTTAGAAAGAAAAGTGCCAAGATAGTTGCAACAGTCAGTCCTTATAATACTAACACCATGCAACATAGAGAGTGGCAAAGAGGTTATAACTCTGCCTACTTTAGAAACTTGGAGAAAGTAAAACGTGAAGAAGCTAGAAGAAGAAGCCAAGAGGTTCATGCAGTTGCATAACAAAAGTTTGATAACTGCACATGAGTATCAAGAGAAGTGTAAGTCTACTGCCATCTATCCTAAGAAAGATGCTATAGCTTACCTATCTCTTGGTCTTGTAAGTGAGGCAGGTGAAGTAGCAGGTAAGGTAAAGAAGAACATACGTGATGGTACAGAATCTAATGTAGCATCTGAGATAGGAGATGTGCTTTGGTACTGTGCTATGTTAGCGAATGAATTAGGTGTTAACCTTGGTAAGATAATGGAAAAGAACTTGGAGAAATTAAATGACAGAAAACAAAGAGGCACACTACAAGGTTCAGGAGACACTCGTTAATAAAGTTACACCTGTCCATGACTTATCATGGTATCTTAAATGGTCAGGCTCTATGTTAATTATGTCAGGGATTATATGTAGATCGGCAGGTGTTCTACCCTTCTACGATTTGATAGCCTCATGTATAGGCACAGGATTACTAGCAGGTATGGCTTATCTATGGCATGACAGAGCACTACTCACAGTAAATGTGGTAGCCTGTGCTGCCTTGGCTATGGGTGTGTTGAGGTCTGTGTTTACCTAGCCATTAATCCACCACGATTTAACTTAGGTGTTATCTCCATGATAACTTCTTTGTATTGTCGTGGTGATAAAGATAGTATCTTCTCTTCTGTTTTAAGTTTGTAGTCTAGTGCATTACCTTTTGTTTCAAGTAGTGTAGATTGCAATTCATTAACAAACTTTTTAGGACTAAAGTTTTTAGGTATTTCTCTTTCTTGATATCCCTTCAATCTTTTTGGAGCAGTCATCATTCTGCCTGATACTTGTCTATCTAATAAACTATTTAATACTTTCATATTATTTTTCTTTTCACCCTTAGGTAATACTATACTTAAATTTTCAGTAAGTTTAGATAAATTTGGAATAATATTTAAATCATCCATGACTTCATCATAACCACCTCTAGCTCCTTCAGTCCTCGTGAACTTAGCCATATCAAGAGCAGTATTAAAATAATCTTTAACTTTATCATAGGCTTTTTTCTGATTTACCTTATCTCCAACTAATGCTTGGTTGTTAATATTAAATAAATCTATTTCTGCTTTTTTGTATTTATCAAATGCTTCGTTTGCTTTTTCAACATTAGCTAATACCTTTGGATCATCTACAACTTTCTTTGGTGAAAGAAAATCAGGTCTAGTAAATGCTACTTCTGCTTCTGTATGTGCAGACTTAGGTAATTTTATTCCTATATTATCTTCAGTTACAGCATCTCTATATTTTGCAAACAATCCCTCTCTCAAATCTTTATCAGAAGAATACAAATTAACAATCTTATTGTAATCATCAGGTGTCATGCTTTTAAATTTACCATAAGGCAACTCTGTAAATAATAGATTCTCTACAGTTCTACCCATTTCATCTGTTCCCATTGCCATGTCACCTACTTCACCTATTCCATCAGGAGTTGTGAAAGCAGGTTTAGAAGATGTGATAGGATCAAGTGACATTGACAATGCAGGTGTTCCTAACTCTGAATGTACAGGTGTCTTTCTAACACCCATACCTACATATGTTTTATCTTGGTAAAGGTCTTCATATCTATCAAACCCACGTTTTGCTATGTTGTCAATAAATGTTTTATCAAGCTCTACTATATCTTTAATATCCTGTCTATTTCTTTTTACTAGTTCTGTCTCTATATCTCTTAGGTCTACCTTATTATTATCTAGTAATTTTACAACACCATATGTTTCACCCTCGTAGTTATTACGAGCAGATGCAGTTCCTTTTAAATATACTTCACCTGCCTCTGCATTAGCTTCTAAGGAGATTGTATCATTTAAAACTTTAGGAAAGGGAGCACGACTAAGATCAGGAGTTGCATTTACTAATGTAGGAAAATTTATCTTAGCTCCTGCATATTTATCGATCTCGTCTACATCTTTTCCTATCTTCATACCATAGGTATCTATATCTATAATTGGATTACCCTTGTTAGCATCTACTATTTCTGTGAATATTCTAGAGTTGTCTCTAAATGTAGTTGCTAATTCATTAGCTTGAAAGTCTTTATCTATATATGTGTTTACTTTTGGCGAAGCAGTAAACTGACCCATAGCAGTGCCATGATATAGTATTTCTTTCTTGGGTTTATCAAGCATCTTAATTCTTTTCTTACGTTCTTTACCCATAAATTGTTTTTTTATTTCTTTTATTTGGCTCTGTCGTTTTGTAGACACATTCTTATTAAACTTATCACCTAGTTCTTTCTTAACAAATTCACTTGTATTCACCAGTAGTTCAGTGCCTGTCTTTCTATCACCTCGTTTAAATGCATCTATTGCCATTTGTTTCAATGCATTCTTACCCATTCTAGATACAAAACCTAATCCGGGAATCAATCCCATTGTAATCAACCCTGAGAATGCACCACCAAGACCCATCTTAATTAAGTCTCTTTCACCATAACCTGCCTGTATTAATTCATAGGCACGTGTATAATCTTCGGGTGCATCTTTAAATGCAATCACATCACCTGTCAGAGGTGCAGTTGCAAGAGCAAAGTCTCTTACATCTTTTATGGTTATAGGTTCTACACCTTGAGCCTGTCTTTGTATGTCTGTTATACCTGCTTCACGTTCTTCTCTCTTACGTTCTGCATCTGCAAACATTCT